ATAGAATATAACAAGTCCCTAATATCTAATGCTATTCCTGTTAATTCTTTTGGTTTATCTTTGTGCTGTATACCTGTTATAGCTGTTAATATTAAATCCAAATCAACTATAATATCTTTATCTTTTATTTGTTTTAATGCGTATGTTGTTTTACCACTTCCTGGACTTCCTGTTATTAAATATATCTTCTGCGTTCTCACAACATTTCCCTCATCATCAAACTCAAACCCATTCTTTACGTCTGTATTATTTCTCGTATTATTTCTTGATACCGCTAAAGCCTTTGCTTCTGCGTGTACACCAAAGTGACAGTTTCTGCATAGACTTATTAAATTATCTTCTGCCATGCTAATTGTTGGTTCTTTTATATTTTTACTGTTAAGCCATATAACATGATGTATTTCTTCTGCTGGATTCCCACACATTACACATAGATACTTATCTCTTTTTAATATGTAGTCTTTTCATGTCCCACTCACTTTTTTTTGACTGGGGGATGTACCCGTTGCAATCACTAGCTTGTACAGTTGTTAATCTCTATAATATATCCATCATCATCAAATATATAACCTTCACTAATTTCGTCCGACTTCTTTTGTGCATGTTGTTTAAAGTGGCAGTCTTTGCATAAGCTAATCAAATTACTTTCATGCATTGATATCATTTGATTATTAATATTGCCAGGATTCAAATGTATATTGTGATGTACTTCTTCTGCTACATTTCCACACATCACACATAGATACTTATCTCTTTTAATTATGTAATCTCTAATCTTCTTCCATTCTTTAGAATTATAAAAAGGCTTTGAAAATCTTTGAGCCATCACTTCACTTCCAATGTGTACTTATTATCTAACACTGTTGCACTTCGTTATGTAACGTTCTTATCTCAATATTCAGTCATTTTTGACACTTTTTTATAATAAATAAAGTCATTGTATACGTTTTGTTGGTGTCAACTATATGATACCTTGATACTTAGTAATTATTTTCAGGCGTTTTCTGCATATATTATTCTTTACATAGAAAAAAATCCTTATTATTGCATAGGAAAAGAACTCCGATTTGCCCTCCAATGTCGGTTCACACATAGACACCTTTCGCACTATGCACCCTATAGTCGCATTGCTGTTATCTCGTATTTAGATTTGTTACATTATACAACTATATTATACCATATTCATGTTTAAATATTGCTATTTCAAAATCTTTATTACGAAAGCTTAACAAATTAATTTATTAAAACCTGTTGACAGTTGATTTATAATGCAGTATAATTAGTTAAGAAGTTAAAAAAAATTAAAGGAGATCCAAAATGAAAAGATACACAATAAAATTAATAATGATAAATGAAGGATTCGAAGTTAAGCCAAGCGAACAAACAAAGAAAAGAGACATATACAAAGCTGGAAAATTCATTGGTAGCATGACTAAATCAGAAGCATTTGAATATCTGTACAAAAATGATTACCTAACAGCTGAAGAAAAGAAAAAATATGGGGTACTAAATAAAATTTAAAGGAGATCCAAAATGAATAAATTAAACATTGATAACTACATAGAAATATTTAACCGCGGAAATTCTTTACAAGTAAACGAGGAAGTTAAAATTTCAGTTGATAATTTAGATCGCTTTGAATTTAATACATTACTAAAAAACAATTTTAAAGGGTATGATATCTATCTTGAAAGTACTACTAGCGGAAATTCTATTATAATTGAAAAAAAATAAAGGAGATCCAAAATGAAAAGACTAAATGAAAAAGAAATGAGATTATTAACATCAATAATTTTAGACGCATCAGTAATTGCTAGACAAACAACAGCAGCAGAAACCAGCGAAGAAATGACAAATGCTATATCAATAATAAATTTGTCAAACAAAATGGTAAGTTTAACAAATAAATTATACCCTGTAAAAACCACCGAAGAAGATTTAATAATATCTTCATTTTGGGGTAAAGGAGATACAAAATGAATAAGAATAAATATTTTTTAAGATTAGGAAAAAACATAGTAGCTTTAACTGATGAAAATGGAATTAAGACAGGAGTTGTAATGGATTTTACAAAGACTAAAGAATTAACAGAAATATTTAATCCGCACCATCCGCTAACAGATTGTTATGAAAATAATATAAAAGTCGGAAGATATGTAGTTTTGGGAAACAAAATAAAAGGTGCTGCAATAGTCGCAAGTGGAATGTTTAACAGTTAAAGAGCCTAGCCGCTCTTTTTTTTATATACCGTGGTCTATGTTCATTTAGTACACCTCATTTATAATTATATCTTAAGTTTTAAAATAAATTCTTCTAAATCAATTCCATACTCCTGGATATCTTTTAATGTCCTCAACTGTGGATTCACAATTAAAATATCATTTAAATCTTTCATACTAACTGCATAATACAATTTTGTGGTTATTTCTTTGATTAATAAGTACCCTACTATCCCCTTAATTGTTTGCTCTCTTAAATATTTCAATTGATGTGTTTGTATTCTTGTTGAAGTATAAGGCTTTTTAGTCTTTCTGTTAATTCCAGGAAGTGTTAAATTGTTCAGCGTCCCTATTTCTTTACACTCAATAGCATATTTTTTTAATTGAAAATCACATTTTCCCTTGCTCGACTGATGACCTCTCGATACTTTTGTTCCTTCTCTGATATAAACTATATTATGTTTTATTAACAATTCTTCTACTTCATTTTCGAATTGTTCCCCTTTCTTAGCTGGATTAAATTTCATTCCGCCACTTCATGCCATATCGAATCACAAATCGGACATATCCTTTCAACATATTGTTCGTAGATTCCAGGCTGTTCTGCGTTAAAAACCGTAGCACAATTAGGACACTGTATTGTTTGCATCGGTGTTTGTGACCTTTTTATGTAAACTTTTTTGGTTTTTTTAGGATAAATTATTACTATTAGTAAAATAATTATTAAAGCTGCTATGAATATTTTCATTGTTGCCTCCTAAATTATCATTTTTATTTGTGTTATATTCAGCATTTTTTCTTTTGAATCTTTATAAAATCCCTTGTCAACTTCAAATCCGTAACTACTTCTATTAAGTTCAGCACAGGCTCTTAATGTTGTTCCGCTCCCCGCACAAGGGTCAATAACAATATCTCCTTCATCTGTAAATACTTCTATTAGTTTAGATAATACTTTTATAGGTTTTTGTGTAGGATGTATTTTGGGAATATTGTTTCCATCTCTCTCCCAGTTAATCCAATTAAATACCATCTTACCTGTGCCTCTTATAGTTTTGCCTTCTTCATCAAGTTTTCTCCCGTTGTTAAATTTTGGCAATTTATCCCTGTATAATACGACTGCGTGTTCAGTTGCTCCAACTATTTTCATATTAGCTTTTAACACCTGTGAACTGTAGTTTTTAATAAAAAACAAAGGATAACTATTTTCAAAACCATGCTTTTTACCGTAACTTATAACCATTGGCATTTGTTCAAAACTACAAAATACTATCATTGCAGGTGCTTTTCCTTTTTCTTTTGGTTCTTTTTTTAACATTTTACTGCAAAAGTGCATAAATTCTGCTAAATTAAAATTCCAATCAGTATTAAAAAACGCTGTTCCTGCTTTCTTACTCTCTCCATTTTTATTATCTCCGCCAATATACCATTCTGTCGATGAACCATAAGCGTTTATACCTAAATTATAAGGTATATCCGCTATAACTAATTGTGCTTTAGGAATATTATATCTTTTGAAATTTTGAAAATTATCATTATAAAGTTCCGTTTTTATTTTCAATTCGTGCTTTCTATCATTTTCCATTTTTATTCTCCTCAAAATATTTAGTTTCTTTTATCCGTCTTTCTTACGGTCCCGTCTTTTTTGTAAGTTATTATGCCAAACCGCTGTGCCGCTAGAGTGATTGCTGAATTAGAACAACCCAATATAGCCGCCATTTGTGTATTGCTTAATCCCTTACATCTGCACTCGATAATCCATTCTTTTTCTATTTTCCATGTTCTCCTTTGTCGATTTGAAAGTCGTTGCGGTTCATAACAATCTTTGTCACCCTCGAATGTATATATTAATCCCATGTCTAACAACGATTGTTTGCATGATTTTTTTGTTAGCATTGAAACTGCTAGTGCAAACCAATTTTCCTTAAAAAGTTCTATTTTTGCATAATTATCTAATCTTTCATTTTCACTTATCATCGTTTATCTCCTTTATTAACATTCCCAAATATTCATATGCCTTATTTAAATCCTCAACATAATTGTTTTTATAAGGTGCCCTTGATAGATATTTTACAGCAGTTCCGACTAAGTGTCCATGAAAACCTTTGTAATCTTTGGTTATTTCTTTTATTATCTCAATGGTTTCTATTTTTCCTGTGTTGTAGTGAAAAGGTTTTTTTATGTTATCATATTTTGTTTTCAAACAAACGGGATTATTTTCATTTTTATCCTGTTTGTTTGTTTCTATTTTTTCGTAACACCTCTTGCACATCATAATACCATTTATCAATTTAGGTTCATCTTTTTCAGTGAAAATTATTTCGCACGCTCCGCAATATTGTTCCATTTCATTCTCCTCGTTTTTATCTACGTCAAGTTTTATTTCTTGTAGTTCGTATAGTATTTTTAACAAGTATTCTGGTAATGTTTTATTAATGTAATCGACTGTTTCTTCTGGCTCTTCATAAAAAAAATTTACATTTGCGGCACCTTTTTTCTTGTTGAACTTGTCTAGTTTAAAATCTTTTCTGTTTTCTGTGTTAATAAAAATATGAAAATAACTATTTTCAATTCCAATCACTATTGTCGATATAGTTTTTTTATACTTATAACCTTTTTCCTTTAACCAACCTTCTAATTTATTTATATCTACTATCATTTCAATCCTCCTCACTTTCGTGTATATTTCCAATTACTTCAACATTATTCATATCACCTAAATGTTTATACCCAATAGCATCATCAGTTTTTAAGACAAACACACCTTTTTCAAAAGAAACAACCATTTTTGCACTATCGAATCTGCAGATAACAAATAATATATCGCCTTCGTAAATTTCCTTTCCATTTTTATCACATAATCCCGTAAATTGCCCTACTGTGGCATTGATAATTTTACTGTCTATAGTCCCATATCCGTAACCCTTGGCACCATTGTTAATTGACATTGAATTATCTTGATTTATTTGTAAATTACCGTATCTCCAAACATTATCGCAAAGTGCATCTAAACCTCTAAATTTTGCTGTTCTCATTCAATCCTCCTTTATCTTGGGACAATCTTTAATTTCCACAACCCACTTGCCCTTGTACGGTTCATGTTGGCACCCATAAAAGCTCCAATCTCCTGCTGAAATGTGTTTGCAATAATTGCAATCTTGACATCTACCATAATATGTATCTTTCCAAAGTTTTATACTTTCCATTTAATCCTCCAATTCCATTTTTTTTCCATCAGTTTCTTCTTTGTCACTTTTAAAACATTCAGTGCAGGCAAATCTATTACCTAATTGTTTAACTGCGGCTATTACTGGTTTTTCTTCTTCTAAAAAACGATGGCCGCAACAAAAGCATTTCTCAAATTTTTTATAACCCATGCCATATTCACTTCTTGTGTTTTTAAAACTTCCCCATGTCCAATCTACTTCTGTTGGCCAAAACGCAACATCAAATGTTTTCTTTGTTGTCTTAACAAGTTTCATTTAATCCTCCTTTAAAAATCTTTCCCATGAAAATGGGTAGTAAACATACCCGCCTTCGTCTATTTCTAACAATAATCCTGTTGATTCTTCAAAGTGAACATCAACTTTTGGTAAATTAGAAAAATCTCTGTTTTTCTCAACGCTGATTATTCCATCTAATCCTTGTACGATTCTTTCGTTGTTATATTCTCTGATTACAGTAATAATATTATCGGCTTTGTTTGATAAATCTGATGTTCCGCTTAGTTGCTCGCTTTCCATAACTTCACCTTTGCGATATGTTTTATTTGGGTGCAACACTAAAATTATGTGTACGTTATATTCTTTTGCTAAATCTGAACATTGTTGCATAAAATCTGCTTGCAATCCATTTTTATCAGAATCTGAAACATTAGTTAGTATTGACATTAAATTATCTATTACTACTAAATCCTGTTTACTCTTTTTTATTTCCCGTCTTAACATGGCAAATAATTGTTCTGTTGTTTTTAATTTGCTTTCACCTTTAGAAAATATCTTTAATTTACCTCTATGCCATTGTTGAAGTGCTTTTAATACATTAGGTTTAGGTTCTTTTTTGT